TAAGTTAGCAAGGGAAGTTATTAAAGCGACAACCAATGCGACAACCAAAGATGGGAAAGAACGACAACCGACAACCATTTCGGTAACTAAGCCGTTGCACGTTCAAAGATTTGATAAAGATACTGTGGAGACAAGGGAAGCAATCCTAGCGTTACTAAGGGATGGGAATCCTAAAGTGATAGCAGCACAGGCGAGTGGGATAAGTGTTGATACGTTTAATAGATGGGTGCAGAAAGACTCGATGTTTGCCAGTTTGGTACGAGAAGCCGAAAGCGTGGCTGTGGTTTCCAGGCTGCAAAACATCCAAAAAGCAGGAGATCGTGGCGATTGGAAGGCCGATTCCTGGTACTTAGAGCGTACTCAGCGTGAGATATTCGGCAGTAATGAGACAAAGAGCAACGCTCTAGCAGTACAGATTAACATACACAGAGACAGCGATACAGAGACTGTAACGATTAAACCAACTGGTACTAAACCAACTAGCCAAGATGATTAAACTGTTAGTGAGTAAGGGTTACAGATTAGCTGCAGACTATTTCAGACTATTTCGATAATATATGGCCCCCAGTACCAAGCCCCACAGGCACAATATTTTCGAAGGCGAAGGCGATACACACACACGCCCCCCTTCACACAAAAAACAAACAACACAGGTTGTCGCTTAGTTGTCGTAAACCAAAAAAACAAATTCTCAGGTTGTCGACAACCATAGGTAACCATAATGGAAATACGAGATAGTAAATTCGCCAGAGACATGATGGCCCAAAAGTTAATGTCTGAGAATAAGGACAACCCATTTAACTCTAGGTTCTTTCAGCCGAGTGATGCTTATTCAAAGCAACAGACAAGACCGATACAAGGTGATTTAACATTAGGTAACATTGCATCATACTTTATGCCTTTTTCTAAGGATGTAGGCCCATATGAAGATAGTCCTAAATTAGGTCGACCTGGAGGTGTTAATTTTGATTATCCACAATTAAATAAAGATATTTATAGTGGTTTAATGAAATTCGATAAAATAAGAAAAGGTGAAGCCACCATTGATGAAATAAAGAAATTTGGATTTGATGCTTCTTTAAATCTTGCAGGTGGTGGTTTAGCAAGTTCAAGAATACGAAATGCTGTTCCTTCTGGCAGTCTTGGCATATTTGCAGGTAAGAGTGCTACAAATTTTCCTGCTAAGTCTATGTTGAAACAAACAGATGATCTTGATAAGTTTATGGAAAAACAAGATTTTAGGCCTGGCTTTGAAAACCCTACAGGTAGATTTGAAGCAAGTAAAAGGGAGTTTGGCACAGGTTTATTTAAATTACCTGATGGTCAATATAGATTTGAGATAGACGATACAGTTGCTAGTTTAAAGAATTTAGATGATGCTTTTATAAATCAAGGTGAATTTCACGAAGTTGTTGCTAATGTAGCAGGTGCTAAAAACATACAATTAGATGCTGAAGGTTCTTTAAAGACTTTTTTTAATTCTAAAAATGCAGTTAAATTACCTGATATATTTAACCACAAGGAGCTATTTGAAAATTACCCACAATTAAAAGATATGAAAGTGGCGTTTTATAGTGATCCAAGATCACAAACTTATGGTGCGTTTTATGAGAGTGCAAATGCTATAAATATAAATGTTGGTGCATATAGTACCTCCAGGAGGGGAGACCCAATTAATATTAACACACCAGAAAACAAAGAAAAGATTTTAGACATCTTAGTGCATGAGATACAGCACAAGGTGCAAGACATTGAGAATTTTTCACCTGGTGGTAATATGCGTGAATCTGAGATGAGATTTTTAAATTTTAAAAACAGCGTTGAGTCTAGGCAAGATAATTTTAGAAATGGTTATATTAGTTATGAAACTTTAAGTAAGCCTTTATCGGCTTTAAATGATGCTTCATATATTAAAAATCTAGACGAATACATTGCTAAAGATACTGGCTATCAACCTAGACTATTATTTGGTCAAAGTGATTGGTATAGGTATGGAGATGATATACGAAGCGAATTAAGTAAAGAACTTGGTTATAGTTATCCAAAAGTAAAAAGCAATAAAAGAGATGCTTGGATTAAAGGAGCTTATGGAAAGTTAAAGGATAAGTCTTTAAATGAAATGAGGGTTAAACAAGCTAGGGGTGAAGGTGGAAATATTGATTATATTTTAGAATCCTCATCACTAAAAGAAATAAAATCTGAGATAGGCAAAGTTACTAGAAAACAAAACAAATATTTTAAAGATTATTTAGAGTTTAAGAAGTTAAACAATAAGTTAGTTTCTTTAAATAAGTTTAAAAGTAATGGACATTCTTTGCATGAACCTGATGCTTTTGACAAATACCAAATAATATTAGGTGAATCAGAAGCAAGGGCAGTACAAGCTAGGCGAGGTAAAACCATAACAACTCCTAACTTTAAAAATAAATTTAGTGATTCAGAAACTTTTGAGAAAACATATTTTCCACCAGATCAATTTAAAGAAGGTAGAATGGTTAACCCACCATCTTATTTTAATCTCACATTAGATGACCTGGTAACTTAATGTCTAAGAAGATAATAAAACTAGAATACGACCCACAACCTAAACAGCAGTTGTTGCACAAGTGTAAAGCCAAGCAGATATTATTTGGTGGAGCAGCAGGAGGTGGTAAGAGCCATTCTGGTCGTTGGGATGTAATTGGGTTCTGCTTAGAGAATCCTGGTCTAAATGCCTTTATATTTCGTAGGTCGCTGCCTGAGTTGGATAGTAATCATATTCAGCCCTTAAAGAAGGAATTGCCTTTAGCGTTAGGCACGTTTAACGAAACCAGAAAGAGGTATGAATTTTACAATGGCAGTTCTATTCAGTTTCAGTATTTGGAGCGAGATAGTGACTGTGATCGTATTCAAGGAACTGAGATACATATAGCGTTAGTTGATGAAGCAGGTCAGATGACGGCTTATCAGTTAGGGTATATTAAGAGTCGAATGAGGTTAGGATCATTTGAGCCAAAGCAAGTAGGATTTTTGCCACGATTAGTAATGACAGCTAATCCAGGTGGACAGAGCCATAACTTTTTAAAGGCTTTGTATATTGATCCATCACCTGCTGAGACTTATTTTTACGATCATACAATGCGTGACCCAAATAATCCAAAGGATAAGGGTTGGCTGAGTATGTATATACCTGCAAAGATGACTGACAATAAATACATTGATCCTAGTTACGCTAGTTCATTTAGTGGATTGCCAGAAGAATTAGGCAGGGCTTTGCGAGAGGGTGATTGGGATTTAGTTGTTGGCTCTTTCTTTGGTGATATTTGGAAAAGAGATTTACACGTTATCAAGCCATTTGACATTCCACAGCATTGGACAAGGTTTAGATCGTTTGATTGGGGTTCGGCATCGCCATTTAGCGTTGGTTGGTGGGCAGTAGCTGAAGGGCATGAAACTATACCAGATAACGCATTGGTTAGGTATCGTGAATGGTATGGAGCAGCAGGGCCGAACAGAGGTTTAAGAATGACGGCTGAAGAAGTTGGTAGTGGTATTCGTGCAAGAGAACGTGGCGAAAAAATAAATTTTGGTGTTGGCGATCCTTCAATCTGGAAATTTGATGGTGGGCCGTCAATCGGAGAGAGATTAGGTAAGTTAGGCGTAAGATTTAGAAGGGCTGATAATTCCAGAGTTGCAGGATGGGATCAGGTAAGGCAAAGGCTAATTGGCGATGATGGAGTTCCTATGATGTATTTCTTTAAGAGCTGTATTGACACCATTAGGACATTACCAGTTTTGACCCACGATAAACATCGAATGGAAGATATTAATACGACTGAGGAAGATCACGCTGCTGATGAAATTCGTTACGCTTGCATGTCAAGACCATTTACAAGAAAAGCCCCAGAGATAGATGAGGATATTTGGCGAAAGCCGACCATCGATGAAATGATGAGTGGTTTGGATAAAACAAGCCGACCAAGTTCGTGGAGATTTTAATTGGATTATAAATTTGACAGAGAGCCTACGAAAAAGGCTGATAGAGCTGCGTATTGGAACAACCAGATTCTAAACGCTCGTAAGTTTGAGGAAACCTGGCGAGAGCGTGCTAGTGGTATAGTTCAAAGATACAGAGATGATAACGTCAATCGGTTTGAACGTGAATCGAGAATGAACATATTTCATTCCAATATTGATACGTTAAAGTCGGCTTTATATTTTAAAACACCAAAGCCACGAGTAACCAGACGATTTAAAACTGATGACCCTATTGGTAAAACCATAGCAATGGTTATGGAACGTGGCTTACAGTATCAGTTAGATTTTTATGATTTTGATGGAACAATTAAAAAAGCCATTGAAGATATGTTAATTGTAGGTCGTGGGGCTGTAAGGTTAAGATATGATCCTGTTCTTGTTACAGGTGATCCACAACGTATTCCTATTAATGTTGAGCCTATTACTGGCATTGGCGAAGTTGCTCCTGGTCAAATGGGTGAAGTTCAGGTTGCCCAAAGGCTGCTTGATCCTGAAGGTAATGAAATTGAGCAAGAAAACGTAAAGCAAGATGCAAGAGGTTTATTTATAGAAGGTGATCCAGTAGAAGAAATTGGAGAACAATCTATTCGCTGTGAGTACGTTCATTGGCAGGACTTAACCATTGCCCCTGCTAGATGTTGGGAAGATGTAAAGTGGATTGCGTTTAGGCATTTATTATCTAGGCAAGAACTAGTTGATTATTATGGCGAGAAGCAAGGGCAGCAAATCCCTTTAAGTTATGTGCAATCGGAATCATCTGGCTATCAAGATAACCCAGAACCAGACATGGCTGAAATTTATGAGATATGGGATAAGAGGTCTGGCAAACAAATATTTGTAGCCACTAGTTTTAATGAAATACTAGAAGAAGCTGACGATCCTTATAATTTAGATGGTTTTTGGCCTATGCCAGAGCCTATCTATGCCATTTCGACAACTGACACAACTTTACCTGTGCCAGAGATATTAATATATGAAGATCAGTTATTTGAATTAGATTTAATCACACAAAGGATTGCAGCGTTAACTGAAGCCTTAAAACGTAGAGGTGTTTACGATGCTAGTTTCCAAGAATTAATAAGATTAGCTGATGCCAATGATAATGAATTTATCCCTGTTGAAAACTTTGCGATGTTACAAGCAGGTGGTGGTTTAGCTAATGTTATGCAAGAAGCACCATTACAGAACTTAATTACGGCAATTACTGCGTTATACTCATCAAGAAAAATTGTTATTGAAACCATTTATGAGATTACTGGTATCTCCGATATAATGAGAGGTACTTCAGCTAGTCGAGAAACGGCAACGGCACAAAGGATCAAAGGTCAATTTGGTGCAATGAGGTTAACAAGCCGACAACGTGCTATTGAAAAGTTCTTAGATAAAATAATGACATTAAAGGCTGAATTACTTGTTGAGAATTTAGAGCCTAGCTTATTGGAAAAGATGACTGGGATTGCTTTACCTCCAGAGGTAGTCGCAGTCATGCAAGATGATCGATTAAGAAGTTACAGAGTGTCTATAGATACTGAAGAAAGTTCAGCTATAGATCAGGCAATGGATCAGAAAAACAGAACTGAATTTTTAACGGCTATGGTTCAGTTTCTGCAAACTGTCGGCCCATTAGTTAACTCTGGTGCTATAGGTTTCGACCAGGCAAAGATGATGATGTTGTTTGC